GAAACTAATGGTACTATAGTAATAGATGTTAAGTTATTTAATATGTTAGATCAAATCAACTGCTCACCTAAATTATCTAATTCAGGTATGACTGATAAACAACGTATTGTACCAGAGGCAATTGAGCGTATTAAACAACACAAAAACTACCAATTTAAGTTCGTTATTAGCACCGAAGACGATGTATTGGAATTATTCCGTGACTTCGTAGAACCATTTAAAATACCGCTTAAAAACGTTGTTTGTATGCCTGGTTTAGATGATGCTGCTGATTTTGAAGAGCGTACTCGATTCGTAATGGAAATGGCTAAGAAATATCGTTTCCGTGGTTTAACTAGATTACATATTGCTGCTTGGAATAAAACATTAAATGTATAATATGGAAATGTTAATTATATTAGGATATGTTTTTATAGCTTTTTTAGCTGTATTTGGAGCAATAGATGTTATTAAACAAATTAATAAAATAAAATAATATGTTACAAACATCAATGTGGACTTGCCAGTTCTGTGGTAAGGACACTTCAAACGTAGATTACGATTATTTAAATGGTTATGATCATTTATCTTGTGCTTTAAATGCTGAATTCAAGGCTAGAGCAGATGAATATGATCATTGTATAGTATGTGGTGTAGAAACAGCATATAAACGCTCTACTCATGTAGACATGAGACACGGTTATATTGAAGGTGCAGGCCAATTATGTCCTAATTGCTACAGTAGAGGAACAGAACACGGAGCTATAGCAGTAGACTATAACATCATTTTAGGAACTCCAAACGATCAAGAGTTGGGAGCCAAAGTAAGGAAATTATATTGGGAAAATAAATTATAAAAAATGGAATTATTAAAAAAATCAAATGGTAGTTTAGCTCGTACACCAAAAGAGATTGAGCAAATGATTGATAAAGCAGCTAAAGCATACGGAAATTTTCTTAATGCAGTAGGATTTGACTACACAGCTGACAGACAAACAGTAGATACACCTCGTCGTGTGGCTAAAGCATGGTTAAAAGACTTAATCGTAGGATCAGTTAGTGATGAACCAAATATTACAGTATTCCCTAATGATGAAGGGTATGATGGATTAGTAATTCAATCAGGTATTCCTATTGTTAGTATGTGTGCTCACCACAATTTAGCATTCACAGGTTATGCTACTGTAGCATATGTTCCTGCTGAGAACGTTATTGGTTTAAGTAAATTAAATCGTATTGTTGAATGGTTTGGACGTAGACCTCAAATGCAGGAATCATTAACAACACAAATCCACGATTATATTGCTGACAAAATGGTATGTGAGTCAGTAGCAGTTAGTATTGCTTGTAAACATACATGTTGTTCACATAGAGGTATTAAACACGGTTCTGTAATGACTACAAACAAATTCAGTGGTGTGTTTATGGAGAAAGAAAATTTAATTAGAGAAGAATTCTTACACGCGATTGAAGTAAACGGAACAAAATTTTAAAATATGCAATCTAGAGAATCAAAAACAAGTTGGCATTTTTCAATTAGCTTTGCTAAATCACTAATCAGAATGGGTGCATGTATTGGACTTCTATTTAGTACTGGAATATTTGTTATAGGAATGATAATAGCTGAAATATTGGGTATCGTAGAAGAACTTTAATATATTTATATACATGGCATACTCAGATAAAGTGTTGGATCACTACTCAAATCCAAAAAACGTAGGTACTTTAGATAAATCTAAAGCAAATGTTGGTACAGGATTGGTCGGAGCTCCCGAATGTGGAGACGTAATGCGTTTGCAAATTGAAGTAGAAAACAATATAATTGTTGATGCTAAATTCAAAACATTTGGATGTGGTTCGGCAATCGCGTCTTCTTCGGTAGCAACTGAATGGTTAAAAGGTAAATCATTAGATGAAGCTATTACTATAGATAACATGGATTTAGTAGAGGAATTAAATTTACCTCCTGTTAAAATTCACTGTTCAGTATTGGCAGAAGATGCAATTAAATCAGCTATCAATGACTATCGCGTTAAAAATGGTTTAGAGGTAATTGTATTTGAAGAATCTCATATTTAATGGTAACAGTATCAGAAACAGCAGCAATAAAATTAAATTCACTAATTGAAGAAAGTGGATTCAAAACCCCATTTGTTAGAGTATCAGTTAAAGGAGGTGGGTGCAGTGGATTATCTTATGATTTATCCTTTGATACAGAACAACTCCCATCGGATACATTAGCAGAAGATAAAGGCGTAAAAATACTTGTAGATATGAAATCTCTATTGTATCTTTACGGCACTGAATTAGAGTTTAGTGGTGGGTTAAATGGTAAAGGATTTCAATTTATTAATCCAAATGCTTCTCGCACCTGTGGTTGCGGTGAATCATTTGCAGTATAAAAACAAAGTTATGTTAAATGCAAAACAAATTATAGACGAAGGTCTATTATTATTAGAACACACACAAGGCAAACCTGCTCAAGTTGGTTATGATTTATCACTTAAAGCAGTACAAAAAGTTGGTACTAGAATTGGATATAACATCTTTAATGATAATGCTGTAGGTAAAGTATTAAAAGACAAGACAATATTAACTAAATACACTCCTAAAGATACCATTATGTTAGATGGTGTTGAAGGTTGGTTATTACACGAGGGTGTATATGATATTATGTTTCATGAAGGTTGTAAAATACCTGATAATCGTGTAGCATTCATTAAGCAACGCTCATCGTTATACCGCAACGGCGCTATAATCAATAGCCCTGTATTTGATCCAGGATTTGAAACAGAAAATATGGGCACCTTATTATATGTTCATGAACCAATATTCATTGAAATTAATGCTCGTGTGGCTCAGATTTATTTCCATTCATGTGAAGGTGCTACTAAGTACGAAGGTCAGTGGCAGAATGACAAACAAAGAGCATCATTATAGATATTTATTGTCACAACAAAATAAAGTTATATGTCTTACACAAGAATCCCTGTCGAAAACGACAAAAACCTCGAAATATTTACTATTGAAGATTTCTTAACAGATGAAGAATGTGATCATTTATGTAATCTAATAGAAAGAAGTAATGTAAGGTCTACAGTATCTGGAACGGGTTATACCCAAAGTGTTGTTAGTGACTTTAGAACAAGCTCAACAGCAACTTTAAATAATGGAGATCCAATAGTAGATGCTATCGATACAAGAATTGCAGATGAATTAGGAGTACCAAAAGAAAATGGGGAATCATTTCAAGGCCAATTATACGAAGTAGGACAACAATTCAAACATCACCACGATTATTTTAGTGGGGACAGTTATAATAACCATTGCTTATTCAGCGGACAAAGAACATACACTTGTATGATCTACCTAAATGATGTTGAAGAGGGTGGTGAAACAGATTTCTTAGAAATTAATACTACTTTCTCTCCTAAAAAAGGAATGGCTATAGTTTGGAAAAATTCAAACGGAACTGGTACAGAAAATCCTGCTTCATTACATGCTGGTATGCCTGTTATTAAAGGCAGAAAAATGATTATAACAAAGTGGTATAGAGAACATAAGTGGGATATGGCTAGAGATACTAAATTAAAGGAGCAATTTGAAAAACAAATGGCAGCTGTCCAAACCAAAGCCCAACCTGTTTTCTCTAAAACATTTAAATCAGCTGATGATCTTCCTAGATTATCTCCATTAGGATTTAAAGTGGTAAAAGTACCTACTAATACTTGGAGATTAATTCAAGAAGCATATAAACTATTAGAAAACGTAAAGACAGAAGAAAACTGGGAAGGTATTACAAACTTTATTTATGATAAAGACGGTAACGCTCCTGTTGAAATCTACAACATGGACTATTGCCATAGAATTAAAGAAATTATCCAGGAAGAATTACAACCAGTTCATGAAGAGTTTATTGGTAATAAAGAAAAACTTGTACCAAAATGTATTTATGGTATTAGATCTTATAAAAATGGTGCTATATTAAAAAACCATACTGATACTTTACTTACACATCATATATCATCTATTATTATCGTTGATAAAAAAGTAGATAAAGATTGGCCATTAGATATTCAAGACCATGAAGGTAATTGGCATCAAGTTTATACTGAACCTGGTGATATGATTCTATATGAATCTGCTACTAATTTACATGGTAGAATAGAGCCATTTGAAGGTGAATATTACAGAAATTTCTTCTTACATTATACATTAGCGGATTATAAATTTATAGGTTAACAATGGACTATGTTGTTTACAGCACTAGTAATTCCGACTATCAGTCTTGGCAAGGTCGGTTATTAGAACACTCATTTAAAAAAGTTAATCAACCTGGTAAATTGATTAGATTATGTAGCTTTAATGCTCATGATCCTCATAGACCCTTTGACACTTCTGATATTGCCGAAGTTATACAATTACCAGATTACAGAACTAGATGGAGAGAATTTACTAACGATCTAGATAAGGATTATGGTATTGCAAACAAAACAGAATCTCTTAAATACTGGCTATCTAACTATCCCGGACTAAAAGATACAGATAATGTATTATTTATTGATCCCGATATGGTATTTGTAAAACCAGTTACTGAAACAACAACTCAAGGTACTGTTATTGCTCAGAGGTGGATTGATGATGGTTCAGAAAATGGTAAACCTTTCCAAACATATGCAAGTCATATTAAGGATAAGTTAAAACCGGATACTGTATTTATGTATCCTTATATTGCAACTGTAGGTGATTTAAAAAAGATAGTTAATAATTATGTTGATTTAACCTACAAAATGAGATTAGATAATTATCCTCATTTGTGGGAATCTGAAATGTATGCTTTAATTACTTCTACTTTAGAACAAGATATAAAAGTAAAAACATATGACAATTTAGGTTTTTGTCTTACTTGGGCTGATAGAGAAAAATACACAAGCAAAGAGTTCTCTGATTCTGTTTCAATACTGCATTTTCCATGGAGTGTAGATGATAAAGATGGTAATAGATTATTTAATAAACAAGACTATACCCCTCTTACTTTAAGAGACCATTGGCAAAGACCTGATGCTAATAAAGCAACTAGTTTTTTAGAAAGAAAATTCTTACAACTTTTAGATCATTACAATTTAGAAAAACAAGTACAATTTTATTGGAACGATTATGAATTAATTGATTCTGTATTTAATTATACTCCAAAAGATAAATACATAGTATTTAGACCCTGGCCCGGTGGACCTAATAATGTTAGAATGTCTTTAGAATTAGCATCGTGTATTGCTTTTTTATTAGATTATACTTTGGTTATTCCATCTGATTTTTTTACTGATCATTCACAAAATAAAGATTTTTTTCATTTATTATTTGATACTAAAGATTTAGGAATTAAAACAATATCTTTTAATGATTTTAAAATTAAATTTAATATTAATTCATGGGATGAAGTAAGTAAAATTTCTCATATCTTAACTGAAGATCTAGTAGGTACTCTTTTAATAACAGAAACACCACAAGAAGATATAATTAAAGGAAGAAAAATATTACATTTAGATGAACTTAAAGATAAAAATATATTATACTTTGATAGAAATCTATTAGGAAATTTTTATTTAAATATATACAGCGATCGTCTTCCTGAATTATGTAAATTTGTAGCTCGCCATATTCACTATAAAAAAGAAATATTTCTTGAAGCACGCAAAGCAATAGACTTTTTAAACCCTAATTATTATGCTATTCATATCCGTAGAGGTGATTTCCAGTATCATGATTTAAAATTACCAATTGAAACGATATACAATAACATAAAAAATGTTATACCTGAAGGCGCTAAATTATATATTTCAACAGACGAAAAGGATAAATTATTTTTTAGTTTACTAAAACAACATTATAATATTTTCTTTTATGATGATGTTAAACATTTAATATTTTCCGACATTAATACGGATTTGATAGGACCTATTGAACAAATAATATGCACGGAAGCTACAACATTTATAGGTAATAAATTATCTACTTTTTCAACTTATATATACCGTTTAAGAGGTTATATGAAACATATTACTGATAAACGATTCTTAACATATAATGTTGAATGTCACCCTAATGTAGAAGAAGATTATTGGTGGATGGCTACTTGGGCTAGAGATTATTCTGAAGTATTTGAATCTATAAATAAAATTAAATACTTCAACTCACAACTCCCACCCCCAGAACCTAAAAAAATATTTGTATCTGTAGCATCTTACAGAGATCCTCAACTAACTTCTACTATTGATAGTTTACTTACTAACCAAAGTGGTGAGAATAAAATTATTGTGGGTGTGTGTATGCAGGATACAGAAGAAAATTATAATGAGTTTAAATATAAGGATCACTCAAACGTAATTACTCATTTTATTCCTTATCAAGAGGCAAAGGGTGTTGGGCCTGCTAGATATTTAATTCAACAAGAACTATATACTAACGAAGACTACTTCTTACAAATCGATTCACACAGTAAATCAATCAAGGATTGGGATAAAATATTAATAAACCAAATAAATAGGTGTCCTAGCTATAAAGCTATATTATCTACTTACCCTAACGCATATGATCCAGATGATTTAGAGGAAAAATATTTTAATCATAAAACTTGTCCTTGGTTAAAAATAGAACGCTTTACAGAAAAACAAAAACTAGTTGCTACTAGTGCTGGTACAGTAGATAAAGATTACCCTATATTAGGATTTTGGTGTGCTGCTGGTTTCTTATTTACTAGAGGAGAGTGGACTAAAGAAGTACCATACAGTACTGAATTTTATTTTTCTGGTGAAGAAGATCATATGTCAGTACTATCACATGCTATGGGCTGGGATGTTTATGTACCTGAATCTTCTACTATATGGCATAACTATACTGATACTAGAATGCAAAGTCCTAAAAAGTATAGACCATTGCATTGGGAAGACCACACCGATATAAACCATAATTTAGAGTCAATTTCATCTATATATAATGAAAAACCTGAGTATAAGCGTCAACCATCTGAATTTTTAGAATTAGCTAAACGAATATCTAACTTTAATAAAACAGTTAACATTGAGATAGAATTTAATTATGATAATATTCCAATGCATGATATTTCTAAAGAAGTATTAGTAATTATATTCGCATTCTTTAATTTAGAAAATCAAGAAATATTCCGTCCTGATATAACAGATATTGATATAATTAATCGTAGTAAAAATAATATATTCTTTAATATACCTGAACACATCCACCACCAAATTAATTATTGTACTTGGTTTGTTAAGTATACTGATGACACTTTTAGTGAACGTCTAGTATTACCAATCCAAAGACAATTAAATAAATATTTAATTTAATTAAAAATGATAGAATTAAATAATGTCACTTTATGCGCTGCTAGTAGTGTTGAAATAACTCAACATATAAATGCTTTAAAAATATGTTCCCAGCATATTAAATTTGCAAAAGTAAAATTTATATCAGATAAAGAAGTAAATGAACCTAATATTGAATGGGCAAAATGTGAAGAAATGAAAAATATTCATGATTTTAATTTTTTTATGGTAAATGATTTTCCTCAATATATTGATACTGATTTTGTTTTAGTAATACAGGCTGATGGGTTTATAGCTAATCCTAATAAATGGACAGACACATTTTTAGAATATGATTATATTGGAGCTCCTTGGAGAGACGAACCTGAAAAAGGATTTACAGGAGATCGTAGAGTAGGAAATGGTGGATTTAGTTTAAGATCTAAAAAACTTATTGATTTACCAATTAAATTAAATTTACCTAATAGAAATAGAGAAAAAGATTTATGGAATGAAGACCAATATTATAGTACTTTTCAAAGAGAAATACTACAAGAAAATGGATGTAAATTTGCTCCCTTAGAGGTTGCAAAATACTTTTCTCATGAATTAACGTGCAGCGATATAGAAGGAATAGAACCTTTTGGCTTTCATGGAAGAGATAGAAGAGATGAATGGTGTACTGAAAACAATATAAACTTAAAACAAGAATGAGCAAAATATTTATAGCAATAGCTAGTTATTTAGACTATGAAATAAAACACACAATACTTGATTGTATTGATAAAGCTAAACACCCAGAAAACTTACGTTTTGGTGTCTGCTTGCAATATGATGAAAGGGAAAAAACAAATGAGCATATTTTAGATTTTTTAGAAAGTAAATTACCAGTTAAAGTCTTAAAATACCATCATACTGAATCTGGAGGTGGGTGTTGGGCTAGAAACTTAGCTCAGTCGTTATATAATAATGAAGAATATAGTCTACAAGTAGATTCACATACTAGATTTATTCAAAACTGGGATGAAATTGTAATTAATGATTATAATGAGTTAAAAAAAACAGTAAATAAACCATTATTATCCTTTTTACCTCCATCTTACTCTAGAATGGATGATAAAGGAATTGACTATGATTTTAGAAATATAAATGAATTAGATAAAATTACTTTATCTAAAATCCAACATATTACTAATGAATATTGGTTTACAAATGGTGGATATGGAGATGAACAAAACATTAACTTTAAACCAGCTAGTGTAATTATATTATATGGTGGTTTTGTATTTGCTGAAGGCAATTGGGTAGTAGAAGTAAATCAAGATCCTGAACATTATTATACAGGTGAAGAACTTGCATTAACAATTAGATCTTATACTCATGGATATGATTTGTACACACCAAGCCAAATAGTAGCTTGGCATAGAGCACATACCCCAATATCAGGAATTAAAAAACACTTTAATAATAGCCCAGAAGAAATAGCTACTGCTAAACACAGACGCGCTATTGAACGATTAAAAATGTTAGTTGAAGGTAATGGAGATTTAGATAGATATGGTTCGGGTAATGTAAGAACAGTAGATCAATATGCTGAATTTGCTGGAATTGATTTTAAAACACAAACATTAATTAGATAAATTTAGATGCCTAAAACTATAATTTTAAATCAATCAACACTCCACCCAAAATACTCTTTAGTAGATGCTGCTTGTAGAGTTACATGGGGGATGGAAGAACACGAACATGTTAAAACTTTTCACTATTACGGAAATGTAAGTTCTAATGGTAATATAATTGAAGATATATTTGATTGTGTGCCTTTAAAAGAAGGAATTTGTATAGACAAATTTAATAGACTGGTTCAAAATATTACAGACAGAGTAAATGTCTCCGCTACAGATAAAAGAGAAGATAAGCGTGGGGAAAGGTTAATAGGTGCTTTAGAGTACTGTTTGAATAATTTTGAATTTGATTACATATATAGAACTTCTGTTACTTCGTATGTTGATATAAATAAATTATATAATTATACACATATTCTTAGCAAAGAAAAAGTATATAATGGTCCTAAATATTATTTAGAAAATGAAGGATGGGCAATGGATCCTAATTGGAAATCATCATTTGTAGCTAGCTTTAACTGTATAATGTCTAGGGATGTAGTTCAAACTTTAGTAAATAATAAAGACTTATTTTTAAACATAAATGCTCCTGAAGATATAGCAACCGGTAGAGTTTTAGTAGATAATTTAAAATATGCTAATTTAAAAGAACAAGACACAAATCAAACATGGATTGGATATGGAAGAGAGATTGAAATGTCTCAAAAAGAAATAATTGAATACAATTCAAATCCATATGTTTTTAATTATAAATTAGGAACAGATAAAATATATATACTTAATTATTTAAAAATTCACCAATTAATAAAACAACATTATGCCTAAAATTATAATATTAAACCAATGTACAACTGAACCTAGATGGCAAAACATAGATCAATTAGGCCAGAATACCTGGGGAAAAATAAACCACCCAGATGTTAAGATGTTTCATTACTATGGAGCTTTCGACGGCGCTGGTAAACCATATGATAGATTTTCTAGTATTCCTAATAGAGGTGAAGTTATTACGTTACCTAATAATATTATGGTTTGTGGAGTTGAAGATGTTTTAGGAGACTATTTTGATCCTAGAGGAGAAAGATATATAATGGCTTTAGAGTACTGTTTGAATAATTTTGAATTTGATTACATATATAGAACTACTTGTACCTCTTATATTGACATATATAAAATGTATGATTTCTTTGATAAACTAGAAATAAAAGAAAAATTTTATGATGGTTTAAGAAATATGTATGAATATCAATATCTTTTTACTAGTGGTTATCATGTGATGTTATCTAGAGATGTTGTTAATGTAATCATTGAACATAAAAACGAATATTTAAAATTAAAATTACCTGAAGACGTAGCAGTGGGTGCTTTACTTACACACATTTTAAAATACGCTAGTTTTGAAAATAATCCTCACCATAATACTAGTGCTACACCCTTAGGTAATAATGGTTTTGATCATAAAAATTATTTAAATACTCCTGTTTTTAATTATAGATTAAATACTAATTTAAGAGAACAGCTTTTAGAAATCCACAATTATTTAGAAGATAATAGAAAATAAAAAATTGAATATGAATTTAACTGAATTATATTACTATGATGTAAACCAATACCATAGCGATAAAGGGGTAGATCACGATTATATAAATTTATACTATAACGATGAATTTAATTCTAAAAAAAATGAATTTTTAAATATTTTAGAAATAGGAATTTGGAATGGAGGAAGTATAAAGTTATGGAATGATTTTTTTTCAAATAGCAAAATTATTGGATTAGATGCTTATTTTAAGGATAATACTAATAGTATGTTTGCGAATAATCCTCAAATAACTCTTATGCAACTTGATGCCTATACAGATAGTACTGTTTTATTATTTGAAGATAATTATTTTGATTATATTATAGATGATGGTCCCCATACTTTAGAATCTCAAATTCTTTGCATTCAAAAATATTTACCTAAAATAAAAAGTGGTGGTAAAATAATTATTGAAGATATTCAAAAAATAGAATGGATTGAAGCTTTAGAAAATTGTATAGATAAAAATATAGCAGAAAGCTGGAGAACAATAGATATAAGAGAATCTAAAGGAAGATATGATGATATAATATTTGAAGTAACTAAAAAGTAAGTAACTAAGTAATATTTATTCACATGCCAATAACATTTTCAAATATAAGCGGAACAGGTAATTTTACATTAGTAAACAATACTAATAGTGGAAATATCGTTATGTCTGTTTCTGGATCGTTACCTGCTCCTGTTAGTGGATCTGTTTTTTCACAAATAGACACTATTATGCCTTATTTAAGAGCAAATAGTGGTAGTTTAAGAAATCCAAATTTCTTTGTTTACTTTTTAGATGGTAACGTTCCAAACGGCTTTAACATCAATGATGGAGGTAATGATATGTTTGATGGAGGCAATTATACTGCACCTTGGCTACGTAATAACACTAGCTATATATCAGGCAATACAATACCAGTACCATCTCCATCTCTAAATTATACTTCTCAATCAGCAACTTTAACTGACACTAACTTCTACTATGCGGCTTCTGGATATATTCAGGCTGCAGGTTCGTTTCCTACAGGTCCTCAAAGTGCAATTTATCACCCACTAACAATGATTGGTGCTAGAAGCGGTTCAGGACCTATTGGATTCCAAAAAGCAGGTAATATTGGAGCTGATGGCGGTGGTTCATTAGTTACTGCTAGTATATATACTGGATCAGTAGTTAACGGATTTACTACTTATGCTTTCTATCGCCAATCGTTTGGTCAAGCATCTGACCCATCAATATGTGACGTTTATGTATTATTAGGTCATCCAAACTGGGGTTCTGTATTTGATACAGTAGTATCTAGTTCAGCTGTAGGTACTCAAATTCAAGGTGCTGCTTTATATGCTACTGGTTCATCTAGTGAAATATTAGCAATGACAACATTATTAAGTAGTCCTACATCATCAGCAATACCATTTAATAATGTTAAAACAGTAGTTGATAACTACATTACATTAGTAAAAACAGTACTTAACTACTAATTTGATTCTGTCAAGATAATATCTTATATTTAAGGTATGTATCAATCAATATTTTACGAGGGTAAACCCAACTATAAATTCCACTTACGCGACGATAAGAAAGGCTGGACCGAATTCAGCTATACTGTACCTCGCTTCGCAATTGATCCTAATGGTGAATACCCAACATTAGATGGTAAACGAGCTAAAGCCGTTACCAAATATGAATGGAATGATAATCATCTATACGAGTCTGATATTGACAGACTAACCGCTGTATTAATTGATAAATACAAAGACAGCGATGATGCCCCTGAATGGCAAAATATAGTTTACTTCGATATTGAGTGTGAAATTGGAGGTGCCTTAACTACAGAATACATTAAAACAGCACCAATGAAGATTACTTCAATCTCATTATATGATGCTACTGCTAAAAAATACTACTGTCTAATTCTAGACGAGAAAAATGAATTAACATCTATTGATGAAGAAGATAAGCAGGTAATGCCTTGCTCTAATGAAGAGCAACTATTATCTCTATTCTTAGACTTATGGGAATCAGTTGATCCAACTATCATTACAGGATGGAATAGTGGGTTCTTTGACGTTCCATACTTATACTATCGTTTATGCAATGTGTTAGGTAAGGAAGAAGCATCTCGTTTATCTCCTATCCGCAAATTCAAATTTACTGAATGGGATCAAGCTCAACCAATTGAAATTGGAGGTATTAATCATCTTGATTACTTATTACTATATAAGAAATATAATCCTAAAAACGAACCATCTTATAAATTAGGAGATATAGGAACTAAATATGTTAATCTAGGTAAGATTGAATATGAAGGTAACTTAGATCGTCTATTCAAAGATGATGTGAACAAATATATCGAGTACAATATTCGTGACGTTGAGATTATTATTGAACTAGAAAAGAAATTTAAATTTATTGAATTAACAGTTGCTATCTGTCATTTATGCCATGTGCCTTATGAAATGATCTACTTATCAACTGTACTAAATGATGGCGCTATATTAACTTACTTAAAACGTAACAATATAGTATCACCAAATAAACCAACCACTACTAACCCATCACTTAAAGAAGCATATGAAGAATATGCTGGTGGGTACCTAAAAGACCCAGTACCAGGATTATATGAATGGGTTATAGATTTGGACTTTACATCGCTGTATCCGTCCATTATACGCTCGTTAAACATTGGTATTGAGACGTTCGTTGGACGAATAGTTAATAATGATAAGTACGACAATAACTGGACTATGAATGATCTAAAACAAATGGATCCTGAAGATACAGTTGTAGTTGAACGATTAACTGAAAAACGTACTACTAATCAAGCACAAGTAAAAGTAGGTACCTTAATCGCTCTGATTGAGGAAAATAACTGGCTAATAGCAGCATCGGGAGCTATGTTTAGAATAGATAGACCATCAGTAGTATGTGAAGTATTAACTGATTGGTTTAATAAACGTGTTGAATATAAGAACCTAATGAAGAAAGCCTATAAAGCAGGTGATGCTGTTAAAGGCGAATTCTATAATAGACGACAACACGCCTATAAAATTAAATTAAATGACGTTTATGGTTGTTATGCTATTAATGGCTGGCGCTATACTGATGGTCATAAGATGATATCTAAAGCCATTACATTAACAGGACAGCGTGTAACACAAGAATCAATTAAATTCTGTAATGAGTGGATGAACACACAATTAGGTACTGAAGATAAAGACTATGTTGTTACTTCAGATACCGATTCATTATTTATTCAGGTTAAGGACTTAGTATTACAACGTTATCCCGAAACTAAAACTAAGGACGAATACATTAAAGCAACATTAGAGATTACTACCGAAATACAGAAAGCAGCAAACGACAATATTGATAAAGTAACTAGAGAATACTTCAACGTTAAGGAACGTCCTCACTACTTCGAATTAAAACAGGAAGTAATTATTGAGAGAGGTTACTTTGCAGGTAAACGTCGTTATGCAATGTATATTGTAAATAAGGAAGGTGTTACTGTTGATGAATTAGATATGAAGGGACTAGACCTAATGAAATCAAATATGACTCCAATGTATTCTAAATTTGGGGAGAAATTGATCCAAGATATTATGTTTGGTAAGCCTAAAGCAGAAATCGATCAACAAATAATCGATTTTAAGAAATACGTTAAGGATATTCCTATTGAATTACTAGCTAAACCAACTGGGGTTAAGAATGTAGAATCATATATTGAGCGTGCTCCTAGAACAGGTGAGATATTTAGTACATTGAAATTAAAATGTCCTATTAATGCTAAAGCAGCTATCCACTATAATGATCTACTTAAGTTTAAGAAAGTACATAGACAATATCCATTATTCACTGCTGGTGATAAGATGAAATATATTCAACTTAAAACTAATCCATACAATATCGATGTAATAGGATTTACAGGTAATGACCCTGAAGTGATTAATAAGATAATTGAGGAATTTGCTGATAGAGAGGAGGGATTCGAATCAACACTACTAAATAAATTGAAGAGTATCTATGAGGATCTAGGATGGACATTCCCATCACTAAACGATAAGGTAAATAAATTCTTTAAATTTGTATAGGCCAAATAATAATCATACATTCACGCTATGAATATAATATACGGAATACTCTTTGGGCTATTAGGACAGATAGGCTCATATCTACAATTACAAGGCGCAATGAAACTAGGATGGTTTCCTAAATACTTTTGGCCTGTATTACTTATGAGTGTACCTTTAAGCTGGTTCTACATTAAATCAGTAGAATACTTTGTAGCGGCATTTGATGGTCAGTTATGGCCTAGTCGCTTAATTGGATTTGGCTTAGGTATAATTGTATTTAGCATAATGAGTCATTATTTATTTAAAGAACCATTCACACCTAAAACATTAGTGTGTATAGGATTAGGATTAACAATTATAGGCATTCAAATACTTTGGAAATAATATGGAAAAACAACTACTAACATCAGTTATCGAAAAATATTACTTAGGTGGTATTCATGATAAAGTAAAATGGACAATTAAAGATAAAAAAGTACAAGTACTATTTACATCACAAACAAAAGACTTAGCAGGTTCAATCGAAGCGCCTGAGTTTGATATTGATGATTGTACTTTAGGTATTTATGATACAAATAAATTACTTAAACTAGTAAACATCACAAACCAGTTCCTTCAATTAGAAGTTGAAACTAAAAACGGCACATCAACTAAATTATCTATTGCAGATAACGAATATGATTTAGTTTATCACTTAGCCGATTTAAGAATGATGCCTACCGAAACAATGGTATTAGATGAAACACAAATCTCATTTGATTATTCATTTGGTATTGATAATGACTTTATTGAGCGTTATAATAAAGCTAAAAAAGCATTAGGTAGCGACGAAGTAAAAGTACAAGCATTAATTAATGACAGTGGCGATAAAGGTATTTATTTTACAATTGGTGGTAAAACATCACACGACAATAAAGTAGCATTTCAAACTAGCACATCTACATTTGAAATACCATCTCCAGAGTTCCTATACAATGCAGATTATCTATTAGAGATATTTGCTAATAATAAGGGAGCGAATGGAACAGGTTATTTTGATGAGAATGGAATATTGAAATTAGAATTTATCGACGAAAAAGAGATCAAAGCCTTATATTATCTTCCACCGAAGAACTAATCCGTATATATTTATTAACGAGATACGACAGGTCTCGTTACGATATATTAATAAACCGCTTACCTTAGGGAAGCACAAAATGTAAAAAATGACACAATTACAACGTTGGGCAATGGACCCATTTGACATCGTTTGGAAAAATTTCCTAGATGTAAACTCACAATTCGCAACATTTGAAAACAAAATCAACTATCCCGTTGATATTTACGAAACAGAAAACGGTTTACGATTTGAATTAGCCGTAGTAGGTCTCAATCAAGAAGACTTAGACATTCAAGTAGAGGGAGATACCCTTAGAATCACACACGACAGAAAAGCAGCAGAAGCAGAACGTAACTATATCCAAAGAGGTATAGCTAGACGCTCGTTTGATTTAGCTTACAAAGTAGCAATGAAATTTGATTTAGCTCAATTAACAGCTGCTATGGATAAAGGCTTGTTAATTATTGATATTCCTTTATCAGAAGAAAGAGCACCAAAGAAAATTTCAATTAATGCTCCGCTTGAAGTAAAACCAAGCAAGAAGAAATAAGTTTTGAAACCTTAAGGACCTGTCGTATCTTTATAAAACAAATTTAATATGAATATAAAACCATTACACAACCACGTTGTGATTAAACAGCAAGACGAAACTGAAACAATGTATGGAAACATTGTAGTACCTGACTTAGGTAAAGAAAAACCATTGATGGGGGAAATTATTGCCTCTGGACCTGGATTAATTAATTTGAACGGAGTATTAATTCCAAACACTGTGGAAGTGGGTCAGATTGTAATATTTCCTGCATTTGGAGGACAAAAAATTACCGTTGACGGTGAAGAGTATGTCGTTTGTAAAGAACAAGATTTAATCGCAATTTTAGAAAAATAAAAATACAATGATATTAAACGTAGAACAAAGGATAGAAGAACTATCTAACAGTGGGTGCGATATATGCGAACATTTTCCTTTAATGTTAAAATATGGAAAACAATGTGAACACATTACTGAAATGGGAGTAAGAGATGTTGTATCAACTTGGGGATGGATTGGATCAAACCCTAAAAAACTAATATGCTATGATATACAGCCATGCTCTGTAGACAATGCTGCTAAGGCATGTGCTGCTTTAGGAATAGATTTTAGTTTTCATGTAGCCGATACTCGTGAAATTGAAATTGAAGAAACTGACTTATTATTTATTGACACCGAGCATACTTACGATCAAATTCAAAAAGAATTAGAATTGCATGGTAATAAAGCTAGAAAATTTATCATATTTCATGATACAGCATGGGCTCACGATATGAATAGAGCTATTAAAGAATTTATGGAAGCTAATCCACATTGGGTAGATGAAGAAGAAGTTACAAATAATCATGGTTTTAAAATTATTAAAAGAAAATAAAAATGAGTAAAATAATAAGCTTCGATCGTGAAGCAAAAGAAAAACTACAAGCAGGTATTGATAAAGTAAATAAAGCAGTAGCAGTTACAATGGGTCCTTTCGGACGCAATGTATTGATTGAAAAAGAACACGGACAAGTAGCATCAACTAAAGACGGTGTTACAGTAGCTAAAACCATTACTTTAGAAGATCCAATTGAAAACATGGCTGCTACCGTTATTAAGCAAGCTGCATCAAAAACAGTTGATCAAGCAGGTGATGGTACAACATCATCAACAGTATTAGCTAATGCTATTGCAACGCAAGCATTAAATGCTACGTCGCATGCTTCAACTAATGCAACTCAAATTAAACGTGGTATTGAAGCCGCTGTTAAAGAAGTAGTTGCTGAATTAAAAACAATGTCTGTAGACATTACTAATGAAGAGCAAATCAAGCAAATTGCCACCTTATCAGCTAATGGTGATACTGAAATTGGAGAATTAGTAGCTACAGCAATTGATAAAGTAGGTCGTGATGGTATTGTAACTGTAGAGGAATCTCGTTCAGGTGAGACTTCACTTGAGATAGTAGAAGGTTTACAGTTTGATAGAGGTTATAAATCACCTTACATGGTAACAGATAATAACTCAATGCAAGCAATATTAACGGATGCCTTAGTATTATTATATGATGGTAAAATCAGTGCTGTAAAGGACTTATTACCAGTATTAGAGCGTGTATCATCTGATAATAAATCATTATTAGTTATCGCTGAAGATATTGATGGTGAAGCGTTATCTACTCTTATTGTAAATAAGATGAGAGGTATCTTAAAGGTAGTAGCTGTTAAAGCTCCTGACTTTGGAGAACGCAGAACATTAATTTTAGAAGACATCGCTGCTGTAACAGGTGGTACTTTAATTTCACCACAAAAAGGTATGAAATTAGAACGTTTTAATATGGATTGGTTTGGTAAAGCTAGAACTATTACTGTAGGTAAAGAAACAACTACTATCGTTGATGGTAAAGGAAATACAGATTTAATTGATACTCGTATTTCAGAATTAAAAGCTCAAATCGATAATTCAAATTCACCATATGAAGTTGAACGTTTACAAGATCGTTTAGCTAAAATGGTAGGTGGAGTTGCTATTATCAATGTAGGCGGTGGTACTGAAATTGAGATGAAAGAAAAGAAAGATCGTATTGATGATGCTTTACAAGCTACAAAAGCTGCTTTAGAAGAAGGTATCGTTCCGGGTGCGGGTATGGCTTTAGTTAATGCTAAGTTCTCTATTACTGATCGCGATAAAACCGATTTTGGTAAAGGTAAACAAATAGTATTTCAATCATGTAATACTCCACTTAAACAAATTCTATCTAATGCGGGTGAATCATATAGTGAGTGGTATCTTAAATTATTAAAAGTTACAGATTCAAAGTCTGTTCCTAATATTAATAATGGAGAAATGGTAGATGCATTTGAAGCAGGTATCATCGATCCAACTAAAGTGGTACGTTGCGCATTAGAAAACGCAGCACACGCAGCAATTACATTATTAATGACTGAATGTGTGATCCATGATAAACCATCTGATAAGAAGAAAGACGAAGGTGATATGGCAGGATTTGGAATGTAATTTGAACAAAATAATAAGTTATGAAACAACACACTCTCTGGATTGAAAAATATAGATCAGAAAATTTAGAACAATACATCGGCAATGATGCAGTTAAAGCCCGCATCGCCGATTGTATTGCTTCGAACGATATACCCCATTTCATCTTCGCTGGTAGCGCAGGAACAGGTAAAACTACCCTCGCGAAGTTAATTGTTAAGAATATCCAATGTGATTATCTTTACATTAACGCCAGTGACGAGAATGGAATTGATATTATCAGAGATAAAGTAAAAGGATTTGCTTCTACATCTACATTCAAACCACTTAAGGTTGTAATATTAGATGAGTCTGATTTCTTAACTCAACCTGCTCAAGCAGCACTTCGTAACTTAATTGAAGAATATTCAATGGTAACTCGATTTGTACTTACTTGTAACTACATTGAGCGTTTAATTGAACCACTACAATCACGTTGTGAAATTCATATTCTAAAACCACCAACTAAATCTGCTGTTGCAAAGCATATTTGTACTAACATTTTAGATGTTGAGGGTGTTACTTATGATATTAAAGATGTAGCTAAGATAATTAATGAACTATACCCTGACGTTAGATCGATCATTAAAGTATTACAATCAAATGTTAAAGATAGTAAATTAACTATCACCACATTAGATGATAATTGGTGTAAACAATTAATTCAAATACTAATTAAACGCGATAAAAATGCATGGTATCAAGTTAGGCAATTAGTAGCAGACGCGCAAGTAGATGATTTTCAAACCGCTTATCGCTATATGTTTGATCATATGCCTGAATTTAGTTACGGACACGATGCTGAATTATCAGTTATATTAGATGATTTCATCTGGAGAGCAGGTGTAGTACCTGATAAGGAAATTAACTTTGCAGCTGCAATAGCTAAAGTATTAGACACAAATAAAAAACAAGTAATATAATGAATTTAGAACAACAACAAGGACCACGAGTTGATATTTCAGCAACAACACCATTAGTGTGTGAGTGTGGAAACGAAACATTTAAAGAAGTAATGTACATGCGTAAGGAATCTAGATTAATGTCAGGTTTACCTACAGATAGATTAGTTCCTATTCAATTAATTGCTTGTGCTAAATGTGGTGAATTAGTAGAAGACTTTATCCCAGCTCCACTACAACAATTATATGGTAAAAATTCATCTAGTGATGTGGAAATTCTTTAAAAAACGAAAAATGGAATTAGAACAACTACAACAAGAAAATGAACAGTTAAAAGCACAGCTAACAGGTGTTGGATTTAACTTAAAAATAGCTGATGAACAATTAGAGAAACAAAAAAGAGAAATTGAATATTTGCAATCAGAAATTAAAAATTTGAATGGGCAAGTTCAACAACTTAATATGTTAGGACAAGTGTCTCAAACAAATAAAAACGATTCAAGAAACTACTAATGAATATATTTGATCATATTAAAAATATCACTACTAATAAGGGTGCTTACTTAGGTGACGAGGGTTGGAATAATTGGATGATTAACCGTTTCTTAAGTATGGATCAAGATTACTGTGAAGTAGTTAATGTAGTTCAAAAGAATACTTGGCAAATGAAAGGTGAGTACCTATACAATTTGTATAAGGATCTTATACCTAAACAATACAAGTATCTTAAATACATTAAGCCTAAAAATAAGAAAGAATATAAAGTCGAACAAGTAGAAGCCATACAAGCATATTTTGAAGTATCTAAAAAAGAAGCTAAAGAATATATTGATATGCTACCTATAGAAGAAACTGAAAACATAACATTACAAATCAATGGTAATTAAAGAATATCACTACGTAGAAAACGAAAATGGAGAATTAATCCAATTAGACTCAGTTGTTAGTTCGGTTTTAAATCAATTTACAACAAGAGCTTTAATGGGTAAGGCAAAGTACGGTGTTGACCTTGATCGCACAGATTTAACGTTGTTGGAGTGGATTGAACACGCCAAACAAGAACATATGGACGCTATTCTGTATTTAGAAAAAATTAAACAAATAGCAAGTGGCGAAGAAAAAATCTACTGAGATAGAACTTAAAATAAAAAATTATCAGAAACCTGAGATTAATCATGCATTTCAAAAAAGCGTGTCTTATTCTCAGTTTTCTATGTGGGCATCATGTCCTCATAAGTGGTATCTTACTTATGTAGAGAATAAACAGCCATACCAAGCTAGTATTCATACTGTATTTGGAACTGCATTTCACGAAACAATACAAGACTATATTACAGTAATGTACAATGAAAGTGGGGCTGCTGCTGATAGAATGGACTTAATAGCTCTATTCCAATCTAAATTCTCAGAAGTATATGCTAAGGAATATAAAGCAGCGGGTGCGCATTTCACTAATGCTGAGGAAATGGGTAATTTCTTTGAAGACGCAACAGCGATATTAAATTTCATTAAGAAAAACCGCAATAAACTATTTACTATACGCAAAATGCGCTTACTAGGTATAGAGATACCTTTATTGCTAAATGTAGCTAATAACGTATTTTTAAAAGGTTTCATTGACTTCGTGCTATACGATGAAGAATTAGATAAAGTTTACATATATGATATCAAAACATCAACAAGAGGATGGAGCGACAGAGAAAAGAAAGATGATAGTAAAATTGCTCAAATCTTACTATACAAGGAGTACTTTTCAAAACAATTTGGGTTCGATGTTGAAAAAATCGAAGTCGAATATTTTATCGTTAAACGAAAAATCTGGGAACAATCCGAGTACCCCACCCCTAGAACCCAGTCGTTTAAACCAGCAAGCGGAAAAAATAAGCGCAAGCAAGCAGTAGAAAATTTCCAATCATTTATTAAAGATTGTTTCGATGAAAGTGGTAAACCACAAGTAAAGTCGTACCTTAAAAATGTTGGTGAAAGCTCATGCAAATGGTGCCCTTATAAAGACTTACCAGAACTTTGCGACAAGATTGCTGTTTCTGCCTAATTATATATATTTATATCAAAATATATTATCATGGCAAAAATGCAATTAACAAGCGTGAAAGTCCCTGAAGATTTATTTGAGCAATTTAAAATTGCATGCGTAAAGCACAAATTCAGCGTTCAAAAATTAACAGAGCGCTGTATGTTCTTATACCTAACAAATGAAGAATTCAGAAAATCAGTTCACAATCAATTAGACACACAATTACCTCAAGAAACAGAGTAAAACGTTATGAAAGAAGGTTATATTCCGCAAGAGCAACGCAAGAAAATTTTATTACTATGTGACGATATTCGAATGACAAGTGGTATTTCCACTATGGCAAGAGAAATCGTCATTGGTACTTCACACCGATTCAATTGGGTGAATATTGGAGGAGCAATTACACACCCAGATAAGGGTAAAAGATTCGATCTTAATGATGACACAAATAAAAATGCAGGTATTCCTGATGCTAGTGTTTATCTTTATCCTGTAGACGGCTATGGTAGTCCAGAATTAATCAGACAAATGATTGAAATGGAAAAACCAGATGCCCTAATGATGTTTACTGATCCAAGGTATTGGATTTGGTTATTTCAAATGGAACAAGAGATTAGGAAACAAATTCCTATTATCTATCTAAACATTTGGGATGACTTACCTTACCCAATGTATAATAAAGCTTATTATGAATCATGTGATGGATTATTAGCTATTAGCAAACAAACAGAAAACATCAATCGCTCAGTATTAGGACCAGAATTAGCAGCTGAAAAAGTTATTAAATACGTTCCTCACGGTATTAATGAAGAGTTTTTCTTCCCTATTACAACTGAAAATCCTGAATACTTAGTATTACAAGACTTTAAAAAACGTCTATATGAAGAAAAAAATTACGATTTTACTTTACTATATAATGCGCGTAACATCCGTCGTAAATGCGTTCCTGATTTAATGTTAGCCTGGAAGATCTTTATCGACCAACTACCAAAAGAAAAACAGGATAAATGTGCTTTAGTATTACATACACAAAAACGTGATGAAAATGGTACCGATTTAGTAGCTGTAAAAGATATGTTATTCGGTAAATTACCTCAATACAATATCATATTCGATGAAAATAAGTATCCAACTAACATTATGAATTTACTTTATAATGCTACTGATGGATGTGCTTTAATTTCATCAAACGAAGGTTGGGGATTATCATTAACAGAAGCAATGATGTGTGGTAAACCAATTATTGCTACAGTAACAGGTGGAATGCAAGACCAAATGCGTTTTGAAGACGAAAATGGTGAGTGGATTAAATTCACTGAAGAATTCGGATCAAATCATAGAGGCAAATATAAAAAACATGGAGTTTGGGCTTACCCAGTATTCCCATCTAACATGTCATTAGTTGGATCTATACCTACACCTTATATCTTTGATGATAGAGCAGAACCATTTGATATTGCTGAACAGATTAAATGTATGTATTTAGCTAAAACTGAAGTTCCTGATATGTTTAGTAGAATTGGAGAATTAGCTTATGAGTGGGTAACTTCAGACGAATCAATGATGTCAGCTAGATTAATGTCTAAAAACGTTATTGATGGTGTTGAAGAAACATTAGAGAAATTCCAACCTAGATATTCATTTGAGTTGATTAAAGTAGAACCACTTGAACAACCACTTCACTTTGTAAAAAACGTTATCGCAAAATAATATGAAACCATTATTCGTTATAAGCTGCCCTTTAGATACATTTTCTGGCTATGGAGCTAGAAGTAGAGATATAGTATTATCAATCATTAAATCAGATAAATACGATGTTAAAGTATTATCTCAAAGATGGGGAAATACACCATTCGGATTCCTACAACAAGACAATTCCGATCATAAATTAATGTTGGATGCTATCTTAAAGGATCAAAAGCTACCAAAACAACCAGACATTTGGATGCAAATTACAGTACCAAATGAGTTCCAACCAGTAGGAAAATATAATATTGGAGTTACAGCAGGTATTGAAACAACACTATGTGCTGCACCTTGGATTGAAGGTTTAAATAGAATGAATCTAAACTTAGTATCTTCAGAACACGCTAAAAAGGTATTTGAAGATTCTAAATTTGAAAGACGTAACCAACAAACACAACAAGTAGAAGGTATCGTTGAATTAAAAGCACCAGTAGAAGTATTATTTGAAGGTGCTGATTTAAGCAAGTATAAAATTATAAATTTACCTTCTGATAGTGAAATATTAGAGGTATTAAACGGTATATCTGAAACATTCTGTTATCTATTCATTGGACATTGGATTAAGGGTGATTTTGGAGAAGACAGAAAAGATATTTCTGGATTAATACATACATTCCTTACTACATTTAAAGGTCAAAAATTACGCCCTGCTTTAATTATTAAAACATCTAGTGCAACTTCATCTGTAATGGATAGAGAAGAAATACTAGTTAAGATTAGAGCGATTGAAGAAGCAGTAGGTGGTGATTTACCAAGTATCTACTTATTACATGGTGATTTAACTGATGAAGAAATAAATGAACTGTATAACCACCCAAAAGTAAAGGCATTCGTGTCATTTACTAAAGGTGAAGGATTCGGTCGCCCATTACTTGAAGCATCATTAATGCAAAAACCAGTTATTGCAAGTGGATGGAGTGGACACGTTGATTTCCTAGATAAAGATATGTCTTACCTATTACCAGGGGAATTAAAACCACTACACCATTCAGCTGTAGTACCTGAAATGTTACTTGCTGAATCTCAATGGTTTACTGTTGATTATAAGAAAGGATCTGAAGTATTAGTAGATATTTATAAGAACTATAAAAAATACATTGATGGAGCAAAGAAACAATCGTATCGTTCACGTACTGAATTTAGCTTAGATAAAATGTCTGAAAAATTAATCAGCATGTTAGAAAGTAAAATACCAGTTCAAGTACAGCTTAAAATGCCTAGTTTGAAAAAAATTGAATTACCTAAAATGAAAAAATTAGATGACAAATAAAGAATTTATAATCTGGCTTAAAGGATTTACAGAAGGCGTTCATGATTTTAATATCACCCCAAAACAGTGGGATTTATTAAAAGAGAAACTAGCTGAAGTAAGTGATGAATCTCGTAATACAATAGCGTACTACTCTAAAGATGGTAGGCCCCTTTGGTATACAAACACAAATCAAAATTTAGATAATGATTAACGAAAAATTAACGATATGCCCTAGATGCGGTAGTGACGCTTGTCATGAAGCATCAAATGAAAAGCTCACAGTATGGAGTTGTTTTGGATGTGGGTTTACAGCTAATTCCACATTAACTACAGATAAATTAGAAGAAGTAGAAGTAGTAATGCCTCAATTATATAAAGATATTAGGTTTATGGATGAACAAGGATATTATTGGTATCCTAGCACAGTAATGTTAGAAGACAAATCAATGGCATTTGTTGATGGTAAATCCATTACTGAATGGAAATGGGCTGGCGTTCAATCTAAAGACGGTAAGGCTGATATGACTACTGTAAAATACTTTGAAGAAAAAGACTTTATGGAAGCCCTAGATTATATAGGCTTCTTTGAAAAACAAAAATAAAATTTATGACAATCAGTTACGCTATTCTAACTCACAACGAAGGTGAGTATATTGAAACACTACTTACATTCCTTACTAAATACAAACGTAATGAAGATGAAATTGTAGTTGTTGATGACTTTAGTGATGATGAATTAACTAAATCAGTATTAGATAAATACAAAGACCAAATTACATTGCAGTATAGAGTATTCGATGGTGATGCTACTCAGAAAAATTACTTAAACAGTCTATGTACTAAAGATTATATTCTACAACTAGACGCTGATGAATTAATTGATTTACAGCTTTTAAACATGTTACCTAATTTATTAGAATTAAATGATACTGTAGATTTATTCATTATGCCTCGTATTAATACAGTTGAGGGATTAACTCAAGAATATATTAATAGATGGAGATGGAATGTAAACGAAAAAGGATGGGTTAATTTTCCTGATTGGCAGATGAGATTGTATCGTAATTGCAGTTGGGTTAAATGGGATGGTCTATTACACAGTAAAATAGAAGGTTATAAAACATTTATTAATTTACCTCAAGATGAATTATTCTGTATTCTTCATCCTAAACAATTAGATCGTCAGGTAGCTCAAAATAATCTATACGACAAAATAGAACAAACAGGAAGAACTAAATATAAAGTATAATGATACCTAATCAATTTCATTTTGTATTTGGCCTGAAAGAAGACTTTGGAGGTAAACCCTTCAATATACTTCATTATCTAGCAATCAAATCAGCTTATGACTTAAATAAGCCGGATGCTATGTATTTTTACTACACATACGAACCAAGCGGAGAATATTGGGATAAATCAAAACCATACTTAACATTAGTACAAGTAGAGGCTCCAACTGAAATATTTGGTAATCCTATTACTCACGTTGCTCATAAAGCAGATATTATACGCTTACAAGCGTTATATGAGAATGGAGGTATCTATATGGATATGGATACTATTTGTGTTAAGTCATTTGAACCACTACTAAAAGAAAAAACAGTATTAGGTATTCAAGGACATGGAAATACACCCACAATGGCTTATGGTTTATGTAATGCAATTATATTAGCAGAACCTGGAAGTGAATTTATTGAACATTGGTTATCTCAATATATTGATTTTAATAGCAGCTATTGGGACTCACATTCAGTACAATTACCATTATACTTAAGTCAAACAACAACTTTACCCCTCACAACATTACCCTATAATGCATTTCATTATCCGTTATACACACCAGAGGGGGTAGATGATTTATTTAAACATAATAAAGAATATCCTGAAGCATATGCACATCACCTTTGGGAAAGCAACTCTTGGTCGTATATTCAATTATTGACAGAAGATTATATAAAAACAAAAGACACAACTTACAATAAAATAGCAAGACAATTTATATGAAAACAGCACTAGTATTAGGAGCAGGTGGGTTCATTGGCTCCCATCTCGTTAAACGATTGAAATCAGAAGGATTTTGGGTTCGTGGAGTAGATTTAAAACGTCCTGAGTTTGAAGAAACAGCAGCAGACGATTTCTTACTTTATGATTTACGTGATCCTAAAAATGTAGAAGCAGCAATGCGATTAGAAGGATATAATGGTCATCCATTACCTTGTAAGTATTTACCTTATCCCTTCTCTGAAAGCTTACAATTTGATGAAGTATATCAGTTAGCAGCCGATATGGGAGGTGCTGGTTATATTTTTACAGGTAACAATGATGCAAATGTAATGCATAATTCAGCTTTAGTTAACTTAAATGTTGCTCATGAAGCTGTTAAGCAAAAAGTTAAACGTGTATTCTACAGCTCATCTGCCTGTATGTACCCTGAGCATAATCAATTAGATCCAAATAATCCAAATTGTGAGGAATCAAGTGCATATCCTGCAAACCCAGATTCAGAATACGGCTGGGAAAAGCTGTTTAGCGAGCGTTTATTCTTAGCATTCAATAGAAATTATAAGCTAGATGTTCGTGTAGCTAGATTCCATAACATTTTCGGTCCACAAGGTACTTGGAAAGGTGGTAAGGAAAAGGCACCAGCAGCAATGTGTCGTAAGGCCGCTGAAACTGAAGATGGTGGTACTATCGAAGTATGGGGTGATGGTCAACAAACACGTTCATTCTTATTCATTGACGAGTGTGTAGATGCAGTATTACGTTTAATGAGACAAGAAGAATTTATAGGACCTGTTAATATTGGTTCTGAAGAAATGGTTACTATCAATAAATTAGCTGAATTAGCTATTGCTGCTTCAGGCAAAAACATTACTATCAAAAATATTGATGGTGAAGAATTTGAAGCAAAATACGGTTTCAAATGCCCAACAGGAGTAAGAGGTCGAAATTCAGATAATACCTTATATAAAGATAAAATTGGATCTGATGTATATTATCCTCTAGATAAAGGTGTACAACAAACATTTCAGTGGATTAATAAACAAGTAAGTAAATAATATGGTTTCTGAGTGGCTACAATTAAATGATATTGTTATTGGAACTCTTGACAATATGGAATATCCTATCATCAACGTAGTTGATGTAGGGGTAAACCAAGGTCAAATGAAACAATTCTTAGATTTATATCTTAAAACACCATCATTCTTCATAGGCATAGAACCAAATACAGAATTAACTCAAACTAACAAATATGATGTAATGTTTGATTATGCTATAGATGATGTTGAATCTCCTGAAAAAAGAATATTCTATATCAATGAAGATTCAGATTGTAGCTCTTTACTAAAAATGAAAGACGATATTATTACGCACGATATAAACGAACGTAATAATGAAGATAAATGGTATATTCCTCGCAATATTAATAATATTAAAGAAAGTAAAGAGGTTACTGTTACATCGTTAAAAAATATTCTAGATACTATCCCTAAATTTCAAACTGAGTTAATTCACTTATTAAAAGTGGATGTACAAGGCGTTGATATTAGAGTAATAAAAAGTATGAAAGAATACTTAAACAATACTATATTCGTAATGGTTGAAATCGTTACGAGCAAAAATAAGGACGTAGTATTATATGAAGGACAAACAGCAATAGAGGATGATGTTAAAACAATGGATGAATTAGGATTTTCACCTTACCATATCATTGATTACGCTCCAACACCAGAAGCAGACATAATTTTTATAAATAAAAAATACATAAATGAATAAATTTATAGTTACAACAACAATTAATCAACCAACAGAAGCAACTCGTAAATTTGCTAGTATAGCAATGCGTGATGAATGGACATTTGTAATAGTAGGTGATACTAAAACACCACATGAAGACTACCAAACATTGGCTAGAGCATTTCACCCATATGTAGTCTACTTACACCCAGATAAGCAAGCTGAAATGTATCCTGAATTAAGTGAAATTATAGGGTGGAAAACAATTCAACGTCGTAACATTGGGTTTGTTTATGCTTATAATGAAGGTGCTGAAATAGTAGCTACAGTTGATGATGATAACATTCCATATGAAAATTGGGGAACGGATTTATATGTTGGTAAGGAAGTAGAAGTAGATTATTACTCACCTGAAATGGATGTATTTGATCCATTATCAGTAACTAACTATCCTAATCTATGGCATAGAGGTTATCCAATTGACTACTTACAAAAACGAGATAGAGTTGAATATAAAGGTAAAAAAACTATTATACCATTAATTCAAGCTGATTTATGGGATGGCGATCCTGATATAGATGCTATGTGTAGATTAACATTCAAACCAGTTTGTAAATTTAATACTACAAGACCATTTGCATCAGATAAACCATCTCCATTTAACTCACAAAACACATTCATACACAGAGACGCTTTAAAGCACTATGCAGTATGGCCTTATGTAGGTAGAATGGATGATATTTGGGGTGGATATCACACTCAAAAAATGATTGGTGCTGATAAATTAATCTATAATAGAGCATCAGTCTATCAAGATAGAAATGTTCAAGATTTAATTACTAATTTAGAAAAAGAAATCATTGGATATAGACACACATTAGCTGAAGTACAAGGTTATTATGTAGGTACAAACCATCGCCCAGAAGAAACAGAAAAATTCTTAAAAATATATTTCAAATATTTCAAATAATGGAAAAATCGTTTGAAATAGTATCTACAATGTATGGTAACTTCCTAATCAATGAATTTGATTATATAGGTGAGCATATTAAAAGAAGAGAAAATTGGGAACCCCATTTATATGAATTCTATTCTCAAATATTAACTAAAGATGACGTTTGCGTAGATGCTGGAGCTAATTTAGGATATCATGCTATACAGTTTGGTAATTTATCTAAACGTGTATATGCGTTTGAACCTCAACCAATGGTATTCAATCAACTATGTGCTAATATACTATTCAATGATTTAAACAATATTATTACTCCTAACAGATTAGGTTTAGGTGAGGCAGAAATCACTAAACAAATGTGGGCTATTGAAAATGAAAAATTCGAAAATGGAGTTTGGAACTGGGGTGGTAGAGGCATAGAGCATGAACAATCAGCTTACACATCAGATGAGTTTAGAGAACATGATCAGATTAAAGTAGTACCTTTAGATTCATTTAACTTTACATCTGTCAATCTATTTAAAATGGATATTCAAGGATATGAATGGTATGCTTTACAAGGAGCCAAACAATTTCTAAACAATAACAAACCAGTAATATTATTAGAAAATAATCCTACACGAAGCGAACTAGACAAAAAAGTATTAGCTATGCTATCAAATATAGGATATGAATGCTTTAGATACCATATGGATTCAGGTGAAGATTGTATCTTAATACATCCAGAATCAAACAAATACGAAATTAGCTTAAAAACAATAAATACATTACAAACTAAAATGCCTATTAAAAATGAAGATATCAGCAGTTATAGTATCTAGAAATGACAATTACGGAGGTAATTTAATAGAACGTTCATCATATTGCTTTCAATCAGCGATTGATACATACGATGAAGTAATCTATGTAGACTGGAATAGTGAAGGACAAAGTTTACTTTACGAAGTAAAAGATAATATTAAATTTAAAGGTAACTTTAAACATATTGTTATCCCACCTGCAGCAGCTAAAGTATTAACTAATTATGATGAGCATGCTCAAGTATGCTGTGAGGTATTAGGACGTAATATTGGTATTAAAAGAGCTACTGGTGATTATATTTTATCAACTAACATTGACATTATAGCACCTCGTAGAGATACTTTAGAGACAGCTATCAATAGTTTAGAACCAAATAGCTTCTACGTATTCAGTAGATGCGATGTTGATTTACCTGAAATATTAGATTTTCATGGTGGTGAGTGTAAGTATAGTGATTATGATGCTTTAAGAAACCACTTAATCAGCTTAAACAAAATACCTAACGCTGCTAAGAAATTAGAAGAAGGTGATGATTATAGTTTAGTAAATTGCTGTGGTGATTTTCAAATTGCACCTAGACACGTTTGGGATGAAATTCGTGGATTTGAAGAGGAACTAATCTATCCACTATTCGCAGATACTAACGTTCAAAAGAAAGCAGCAATGCATGGGTTTGGATTACACGCTAAATTTGATGTTCCGTTCTACCACATTAATCACGGTAGAGGTGGTGGTGGTTTATTTGATGGTAAAAACAGAAAAATGAACGACCAATACAGAGCAATAATAGCTCAGAACAAAACACAAAATAGCGAAACATGGGGATTCGCGGATACTGAAATCGAGTTTGAAGTATTCTAAAATGGGTCTTATATTTATCAAAAAATACGTTTATGAGAGAGCGCCGTTCCAAATTAGACCCGTTAAGCCGAGTTATAACATTAGGCTACATTGATTGTATAACAGTTAACGAAATCATACAGGATATTTACGAGATTAATGCTGAGGACGCTAAAAAAACAACAGTAGAACCAATAAAGCTCATTATTAATTCACCTGGAGGAGAGATATATAATGGAATGGCTTTAATTGATGTAATTGATTCCTCGCAGACTCCAATCCACACAATATGTCATGGTCATGCAATGTCAATGGGGTTAGTAGTATTCTCGGCGGGCCATGTTAGATATGCTAGCAAATATACTACATTTATGTACCACGAGGGTAATTATGAAGTTGAAGGTAAAGTTGCATTTCATAAACAAGAATTAGCTGAGTGTGTGCGTATTGATAAAGTGTGTGATACTTACTTCATGTCCAAAACAAAATTTACAGATAAGATATTAAAACCACATAGAGATAGACAAGCTGAATGGTATTTCGATGTTAAAACAGCACAGAGATATGGTTTAGTTGATGAAATCCTTGAATAACCTCACATATTTATATATAAACGCATACAATGGCAATCAGTCCTAAACTTAAAGTAGATGTAAACCATAATCCAACTAAAAAGGGTATTAAGGTACAATTCGTATTACCTCAAGCAATTGAAGGCGATGCTAAAGCAACAGCTACTCAGAAATTACAATCAAAGTTAAACGCAGGTTTATCTCAATACAATTTAACAGTATCTCAAGATACAGACGTTCCTTATTCTAATGTTATTGGATTCTTAATTCCAATCACGGACATTAAATTATTCATTAAGAACGCTATTAGTGGTGGTACTGGAGAAGTTGCTCCTGAATCGCCAGCAGCAGAGGCTCCACCAGCGATATAGTTTATGATTAAAACTAAAAAAATGAGGAGAAAAGTACCTGTGTTCAGAGTAAACTTGCCTCCAGATATTCCGTATAGTCATCTTACGGAGGTACCTGAAATAAAGCAAGTGGTTATTGAAGAGGTAGTTTACGCTATCAAGGAAGGTATTACTAAAAATAAAAAAATTATCTCACTATTTGAAGTGGGTAATTCGGAATATACGGTTGAATTAGAAAAAGATAAATGGCAAGTCTCTCTTGAATCGGCTATAGAATACTATGCTGAGAAAGAAGAATACGATAAATGTATTGAATGTAGAGATTTGATCACTAAAATTTAAGTTATGGATGAACACGCTAAAGGAGTACAACAATCAATAGAATCTATTATTGGTGCAGATACCGTTTTAAAACGTAGAAAAAAGACAGAAGACGATATTAATAGAGATACATTTGAAAAAATAATAATAGCTCTAGAACAAGCAAACGTTAGATCATCTATTATAGGTGGTGACTTTAAATTAGACTTTACTTCATATGACGAAACATTCTATGAAATAATTGACAATTTAATACTAATGCAATTTGGAAAAGAAGCATCTGAAGTTATATTTTTCTACGTTTATGAAAGAATAAACCCAGATGGTACTGTAAACGAATTAGCTGATCAAGATAATAATGTAGTTGCTCTTAATAACCCAACTGATTTATGGATGTTAGTTAACCATATAAAAAATAAAACTAACAAAACAAAGAAAAAATAAGTTATGCCTGCTTCTAAACCTATATCTAGGGAAGATGTATTGCGCGCAATGCGCTTTACAAAATCCAATCGTGCCGCTGCTAAATACTTAGGCTGCTCATATCAGCATTATAAACCATTCGCTAAGAACTTTAAGGTTGATGAAACGGATCACAATTCACCTTCATTATTTGAAGCTCATCTAAATCAATGTGGTAAAGGTATTCCTAAATTCTTACCTAATAGACGTAAAGAGCCAAATGTTAAGAATATAATTGAGACAGGTACTGGATGGGAATCATTTACACCTGAAAAAATTAAAGCAAGAATCATTGCTGAAGGTTATTTAAAAGAAGAATGTTATGCTTGTGGATTCTGTGAACGTCGAGTTACAGATTATAAAACACCACTACTATTAAATTTCAAAGACGGTAATAAAAATAATTATCTGCTTGAAAATCTTGAATTATTATGCTATAACGACTATTTCCTATTAGTAGCTGATCCACTAACACCAGATCAAATACGACATATTGAGGATAATACTCAAGTACAAGCAGTAGCACACGATTGGGACATGGATGATGCTCACATTGAAAACATGAAAGCATTAGGGTTGTTGGATTAGGCAAAATTCAGTCGTACATTTACGGTATAAATAAATTATAATATGAGTTACGAGTTAGCACAAAAATTCGCTGAGTTCGCTATACCAGCAGATGTTAAAAGTGCCTATAAAGCAGGCATGCAGTTGATTGGTTCATTAGCATTCACTAAAATGATAATGTTCGCTAATGAAGTTAAATTATCTAATGATGATATTGATTTCTTCATGAGTATGAGCCCAAGCCGCACTGGGGATGAAACACCAGAACAATTCAGACAACGTTCTAAATTCTCAAAAGCATTATATAAGTACAGAAAATACTTATACGATTATTCAGTATACGAAAAACAAAATTAATAAAACATGGCACAGTATTTCCAAGTAAAAGTACAGTTTATCAACGAAGATAATAAAAAACAAAGTGTTGCATATTTAGTCGACGCAATGTCAGTTACAGAAGCAGAATCTAGAACAATTGAATATTTAACTAATCAAGGCGAACAAACCTTTGAAGTTAAAGCAGCAAGTGAATCTAAAATCGTTCATGTAATTGCAACTCCAGAAATAGCTCCTATCGACTAAGGGCTAGGTCATCACCCTTTCACGGTGGTAATACGGGTTCGAATCCCGTTGGGAGTACAAGGTTGATTGGGACGTATCCTTTAACTGTAGGAAGGGCGGATACATTCGGTTAGTAATGCCAATCATAAAAGTAGATGTCCACGCACCCATCTTCTACTTTCCTAAATTTAAAAACGTTGGCTGTGAAGAACGTTTCAAATATAAGCAGGACCATTAGAAACGATATCTAATTCTAGTGGTTGGTGGTTGGATGAGTATCGATGACTGCAGCCTCTTGAATACTCCCACCACTGTAACGCCTTGCTAGCTCAGTTGGTAGAGCAGCTGATTTGTAATCAGCAGGTCTGCGGTTCAAGTCCGTAGCGAGGCTCAAAGCGGAGTCGTAAACCGCCGACCATAAGACTAAATCCCAACCCATGCATGGGTCGTTTAAGGTAACACCTTGGAAGGGACACGACCTAGAGATGGTGCTAGGTTAAACGGAAAGATGGCAGAGTGGTTGAATGCACCGGTCTTGAAAACCGGCAACTGTAACAGGTTCTGGGGTTCGAATCCCTGTCTTTCCGCAAAATAAAAAAATATGAAAAAAGAATTGTACGACATGCTTATGTCATCAGCTGTAGCTGAAAAATCGAAAGCATTATTAAGTTTAGATTTATTATCTAATCACGCAGTGGGAATTGGTGATCATTCAACAAAAGACTTCTATAGTAATGCTGAAGAAGCATTACAAATGTTAGTTGATGCTGATGATAAGATTGAAGCACTTGAAAAATACTTTAAAAAATAATTATATGTTTATTGCTTATTACATTATTTGTATTATTTATTGTTTCTATCAACTAAACAAAAAGTACAAAACAAGAGGATTAGATTATGCATCTCCAGAAATGGATGCAATAATGGTTTTAATTATGGCTTGGGTTTTAGCTCCAGTTGACGTATCTATAACCTGGATTAGAATGGTTAAAGAAGCTGAAGAAGCTAAGCGTAGAAGTAACAATAGATGGGTTTAAAATTGTAGGGTGGCGGAAATGACGGCAGTCAAGGTAGACGTGCCCTCTCGTCTAGGGGGTGCTGATAAGAGATAGATATAAGATATGGGTTGACCACAAAGCCGGCTTAGTTGTCTTATATTGAATCGCAGCGTGCTGGTTCGATTCCAGCCCCTACAGCAAGTTGCTGTTCTTTAACATATAGGAGAAATAAATTATGGAAATACTATCATTCGTTTTAGGGATAGCGTCTGTAGTAGTTATTGCTATTGCAATAGTTGCTGTTTATGCTTTCGTTAAGGTAAGACAAGTAAAACAAGAACTACAAAATACTCAATTAACATTGAGTACCGAAATTGAAAATGTGCATCGAGTAATACATGATGAAAAAATGAATATGTATTCATCAATCGACTCACGTTTGGACAAATTGGAATCTAAATTAACTAATAAAAAATAAAAATTAGTTAAAGAACAGCAACTAAAATATTTATCACTATGGCATGTCATTGCATAACATTAAAAGATCAACGTGAGTTTCTTCAATTAATGAAGGATCGGGATAGTGATTTGATTCTTAAAATGGTTAAATGTGTACTTAGCGCATATAAGCGAGATAAAAATAAAATGGATATATTTGATATCACATTCAAGGATAAGAGTGGAATGATATTTACCATCGAAAAATCGCAGTATGCTGAATTATTATCGAATTGCTTAAACGATTTAGCTGCAATTGAAGAATATGAACTGTGTGCTGATATGAAGAAAATAATTGACAAAAAGTCAAAAAAATATGGGGATGCCTTGGAATTGATTTAATTGTAGAGGTAATACCACACGTAGACAAAGCATGAATGTCTTTAAATACTTGCGAAACAATAACCGTAGAATTATCTACTATGACCTTCGCTGACTTAATGTCATTCGTTGGTGCTGACGAGTACGCATACGCTGCTTAGTCACAATCGGGTGTAACATCCTAGGAACAGAAGTTACAAAAATGTTTTCTTAGTTATGTCAAAACTAAGTGGTGGTAACTGGTACTTAACTGTACGGCCCTTACTGATCAGCTTAAAATGTAGATCAAATTACTGATCAGCTTGCAGATCTAAACGTGTGACACGCTGGTATAGCTGTCTCTATTAAAGACACGAGTTCGAATCTCGTCATCTCCACAAGATGTCTACTCCCCTTCCCGCGATCAGGGCGCTTAGAGTAGGCCTTTTACCTGAGGGTAACCAGAAATGGTTACCCTTTTTATATTTATGGGCGTTAAAAGTTAAAAGTATGAAACAGTTTATTGTAAGTTTTAAAGAGAAAGCGGCATGGGTATTTTTAAGCCTTGCTGGTGCATGGATCGTATTTGCTTTATTATTCCAGTTAACGTTTATTTTCTTAGAATTTAGCGGGTACAGCGAAGTAGCAACTAGAATCGGCAACGAACTTATGTGGAAATTTGATGGTACTTTTAAAAATAGTCCCGGTAATATCATGTATAATGCAGCTGATCATATATACGTTGAAAAAGTTACTAATAAGGTTGTTATTGGTAAATTAGCTGGTAATCGTAATTTAGAATTTGGTGTTAAGAACATATTAGAAGAATATTTACAAGATAAAGGATATGACTTATCCTCAGACGCTGAACAAAAATTAAAAGTTGAAATTATATATTTAGATGTATTAACAACTAAATCAAATTTGTCTGTATTTCATAAAGGCGAACAAGAAGTTGTTATTCGTTTAAAAGGTATATTATATAAAGAAGGAATCAAGGTAAAAGAGGTTATAGTTGAAGAAAGCTCATCTGAAATCTCCATATCAACTTTGATAATAGATGAAGGTGGTAAGTTCAATCAAACAAGTCTTAGCAATGCGCTTAAGAAAGGTTGTGATAAACTAATCACTAAACTATTTGAAAAGTAAAATGAAAAAATTCCTAGTATTATTGCTTACCTTAGTAAGCCTGGCATCGTACAGTCAAAACCCAATTAAATTTAGAGCGCTATCCTCAGTAGGTGGAGCTACACTTGACAGAGGAGGTACATTTGAGTACATCGTTCAAGCAAATGGTAACAGTAATGCTACCACACGTCAGGTATTGGTTGATATGCAGTATGACAAAGACAACTTTGAATTAGTATCTGTTAATCATACAGGTACTGGTGGTAATGGAGGTATATTACCTGGAGGATCAACAATCAGTTTATCCTATTACAATTATCCAGGATATACATTTACAACAGTATCATCAGGTAATAGTGCTAACAATACAACAAATGGTACTACTAACTACCAATATGCTCAATATGGTTTTAGTAATACAAGTGCAAATGCTATTTTAAGAACTACACTAACATGGTCTACTACAGCAGCAATGCCTTATACTAGCTATGATAGATTAATTGTGTATGTATTTAGATTAAAAGCAGCATCAACTGCTTATACATTTAATCCTATTAAATTAAACTTCGTTTCCGCTTGGAATGCATCAGGAGCTCAAGAGGCTACTTTAATGGAATCTCCATTATCAACAGCAGTAGTAATGAACCAAAACTTTGGTAAATTTGTAAGTGCTAAAGTTGATTTAAACTCAAACTTATATAATTTATCTAACTTAAAAGTATCATTTAGAGATACAGCAACAAATCAAGGACAATTATTCTCAGTATTAGCAGATGGTACAGTTGATGTTAATCAAGGATTATTAGCTGCTAATAAGGTTTATGATGTTAGTTTAATGCATGAAATGGATAAAATATACACTATATATAATAGTGCTATTACAATATCTGATTTCTCAACAGCACAAGCTGAATTTACATCTATGGGCTTAACAGCAACTAAAGGTGTTAACTTAAACACAGGTCAAGCATTATACGCTGCTGATATTAATAGAAATAAAGCAATTGATGGTGGTGATTTACCTAGATTATTAGGTCAAGTAGCAGGTAAAGATACATTAATGACATTACCAGCAAGCTATACAGTAGGTAGTGGTGGGTGGATGAGCTTACCAACTTGGAGAGCAGCAGACGCTACTACAACATGGGGTGAAGTAGAATGGGCTTATATTTCTCCAAACAGCTATTCAACTGGAGTTAGTGCTTTAAGAATTGATATGAGAGAATTTCCAGCAGGAACAACTCCAAACCAAGTAAAAAGTATTCAATTATTTGATGTTTATACAGGACCTGTTGAATATATGAGTGAAGATGCTACTTGGGCATTATATAAAGTACCATCAACGTTCGCTAAAGCAGCAGACGGAACTTCAACATATGCTGCTTATATAAGACAAATGCAAACAGATTACAGTTTCAGAGCTGAATTTGAATTTAATACTTCAGTTAATAACTCTTGGGGTGCTATTACAACTTCAAACTGGAATAATATCACATACCCTAAAACATACTTTAAAACAGGTACTTTAGGTGCAAACGCTGTATTAGATTTAAAATATCTTTTATGGGGTGATGTAAATAGATCTCATTCATCTCAAGTAGTAACTACAGCAGGTGGTTCAAGTACGATTCAAACAAACGCGGTTCCAAGTTTAGTATCTAACGCTACATTTACAAGTGAACTTAGAATTAAATCTATGGCAAGTACAGGACCATATATCAATACTAATTTCGCTTACACTTCAATTGATGTTAATTTAGCTAACCAAACAGTAACTGGAAATATAGTTGAAATACCAGTTAATATTGATACTAAAGGTAATAGCATGGGAGGTTTACAACTTGAATTCGCATATGACCCTACTAAGATTAAATTTGAAGAAATGATTTCAAATGTACCTAATAGCTGGTTTGTATTTGCAAACGCTAAAGAGGGTGTAGTTAAATTTGGAGCATTAGATCAAAATAATAGTAATCCAATTAAAGGAATAAATATGCCTTTTAAATTGAAATTCTCAACTATTGGTAATGGTGTTGATGTATTAACATCATTAAAAGTATCTCAAACAATGGATGCTGCTGATAACAAGGGTAATCAATTAGGTGTAGTTTTGAATATGACAAACATTAAATTAACAGGATATAACAATTTCTAATTATGAAAAAAGCAACATTAATAATGGTTATGTTCTTAGCAGCTTGTACAAAGATTGCTCCAACACCACAACAAACAATTGATTTGGGTGTTCAAGCACAAGCAACAGGTATTAAGTCAATAGTTCAAACAAACAATACAGTAACAGCTGTATTTGAAACAACACCAGGTTCTAAATACTCAGTGCAAGTAATCCCGTTCGGTAGTGATAAACCATCATTTAAAGAAGGATTCACGGCAAGCGACGCAACGACACAGAAAATATATAACTTAACAACTTTAACAAAGAGCGATTACGACTTAATATTTATCGATATAAGCGGTAAGGAAGCAAAATACCCAATCGTAATTAAATAAAACATTAATAAAATGGCAGACGAAGAAAAATCAGAAAGTACCGGTAGTTCAATTAAGAACATTATTATCGGTTTAGTAAGTACAATTACATTAGGTGTAGGTGGTTGGTTTACAACTAAATTAACAGGTGGTGATGAAAAAGAAGCTACTCCAGCAGCAGCTGCTCCAGTAATTAATATTACTAATAGCAACCAACAGTCTCAAGCAGCAGGTGGTAAAACTGTAATTATTAAAGAAAAAGAAACAGTTAAGGAACCAGCTAAACCTGTTAAAAAGAAAGATGGTGATGAATTTAAAGAAGAAGCACCTAAGTGGTAATCTATAAAATAAAGTAAAATGGCAGAACAACCAAGTGGTTTTAAAGACCTATTAAATTCAATGATGAAACGCAGATGGTATATATCTGCAATGGTATTAGGTGGATTTATGATAATCATAGCAGGTATGTTTACCGCAATAGCGGCTAAAACTGAAATAGCAGGTGAATGGAAAGAATTATTATTGTTATTATTAGGAGCCTTTATTGGTAGCTATGGTAAAATTATAGATTACTGGTTTAGTGATACTGATAAGGATAAGATGTTAGTTCAGAAAATGGATGAAGAAGATGGTGTAGCATTAGGTAGTGTTAATGATATTAAAGAAAGTAACAAACCATTTACTCCACTAATCCCAGATGCATTCGTTCAAGGTGCTCAAGCAGCTAGAGAATTAGCAGCTGTTGAAAACAAACAAAAGTTTGAGTTGAAAAAAGATCAACAAGAACATGACCAAGCTTTAGAAGCAGACGCTCAAGAGCATGATCAAGAAATGGAAAAATTAGAATTCGAACATCACGAACATAGACAATGTAAGCATGTTTGGGGTGATTCTGATAACGATGGTGAATTAGAGTGTCAAAATTGTGGTCTATTAAAAGACTTCTACGACGACTCTCATTAATAAAAATTAAAAATTAAAAGTATGACTTTCAAACAATGGGTGATCGATCTATTCAAAGATGAAAGAGGAGCAATCTCAGTTAAACCTGTAATCGCATTCGTAGGTGCAATGTTCTTATGTATAACAATGATGTTAAATTCATTTTCACACGCCGATTTCGCTCCATCAGCTGAATTAGTAAATGCAGTAATGATTATTACTGGTATTGGAATGGGTGCTGATACATTTGATAAATTCTCTCACAAGAAGAAAGACGAGGCATAATGTATGAAAAATTTATTTATATTATTAGGTTGCTTTTTAATAAGCAGCACTGCGGTTGCCCAAACTGTAGGGTCAACAAAGACCGAGCAGTACAAAGCGTCATTCGAAACCAAAATAGATATTAGTCAATACTTAGATTATGATGGACCAACGATACCAATACAAATTCTCAAATGTGGTATCGGAGATGATCTTTATGAGCAATATCCTGAACTCAAAGAAAAGAAAGTGGGCCTTGGCGTTGCTAATATCACGCTTGAATATCTTGAAAATCTTAATCGATTTACGTTTACGGAAGATAAAACAGAAATTAAAAATAGAATGGTAAAACAATTCCAAGCATCAGCTGCTGGAATTAGTCAAGATAAATTAGATGGTAGAGGTAAGATTAGATTAGCTCATTACTTTGTTGAAATAGAAGTTTACGATTGGTCAGTTTCAGACGACGAAGAAGTAAATTTAAAAGACGGAGTTAAAAATACAATGGTCACAAGACTAGGTTTACAAGTGCGTTTTACAGACGCAGAAACAGGAGAGATTATAGCTGCCTCTGGTTTAGGAGAAGCAAAAACAACTCGCGAATTAACATTATTATCGGACGCAACTGTTGATCCTGTTAAATTTAATCAATCAACTGTATCTATAGCAACTAAAAAAGCATTAGATATTGCCTGCGCTCGTATATTACAGCGTATGGTTAAGAAAAACGTATTCACTAAATAAAATAAAGACTTAATTGAAAAAATGGGTAATAAGTCTATTAATATTAGTTTCGTTTGTCTTCGTCAATAAGGCGAATGGCCAATTTATTACTCAAACGTACATTGATCCCTGTGATAACAAAGTTTACACAGTATTATTTCCAATAGCATCAAATCAACCTGGTGTTGTAGTAATTATTAGAAATAAATCTAGA